GGGCTCGTCTAAATAAAGTCACTGCAACAGCCCCTAGCACCGCACAGTTTGCTGTGCCCACTATCTCTATTGCAAGCACTGCGGCTAACGAAATTCACTACTTTGATGCAGCTCAGTTCCAGCTTGGATCCTCTGTAACTGACTTTGTTGACGCTCGACGCGTGGATATTTACCTGCAGCCTAACCGTATTAATTACATTAAGAACCCAAGCTTTGAGTCTGTCACAACTAACTGGACCGTGTCGGACGCTACGGCCACTGTGTTTGCTGATGGTGCAACTACAGGAAGCACAAAGTGCTTGAAACTGGCCGTGAGTGCAGCAAGCCCAACAGCTACTACTTCTTCTTACATTGATGTAATTGCTGGACAAGACTACGGCGCAAGCTCGTATGTTAAAGGCACTGCTGGACGAACCTCTCATATAAGAATTTACTGGTACAACTCATCCAATACTTTGTTGAGTTTTTCAGCAGGTAGCGACGTCACGTTAAGCGCCACAGCATGGCAAAGAGAAACCGTTACTGGGGTTGCACCTACTGGAGCAGCTAAAGCTAAGGTGTCTATTAGGTATTCAGCAAGCACCGTGTCCGGAGATACGGTCTATGCAGACTCTGTTTTGTTTGAACCGGGTAACGCAGTTAACCCTTATTTTGATGGCAGCAATGGATACAAACAAGCTTCGGACCTGCTCTGGGAGAGCAACGACACTGTCAATGGTTTGTCAATGTACTACAAAAACAGGTCAAATACTACCCTGCGTTTGAAGAACATTATGGGTGACTACATTGATGTTGGATCGCCTTGGGCACTATTTACCGGAACCATTATTTGACAAACGTCCTAGCTCCGACTTAGTATTGGATCTCCGTTCATAGGAGGCAAATATGAGACGAGTAACCATCGCGGTTATAGGCAGCGCAAAAACAACCCGAGCCAACCTAGAGGCTCTAATCAGCGACGTAGTCGAATCGGTAGATGAAGCTACTATCGTAACTGTGTACAACGAAGCTCCATCTGAGGGGCTTATCTGGGCAACTCAGTACGCTCAAGACAAGGGCATAGAGTCCCTACAGTATCCGGGCAACAATTACGAAACCCTAGTGGCTGACCACAAGCGGGACGAACTTCGATTTTTTATGCTCTGGTCTGATGAAGACCCTGAGTGCCAGCTGGCCGCTTCTATGGCCCAAGAGTACAACATCCCAGCGTATGACCTAACTGATGGTCTTATGCTGATCTCACTAAGCCAAGCCCCAATCTCTAGGCCAGTAAAGACTGAGCCGCCGGTTATCGAGGCTGTTGTAAACCCTGTACCAACCCAACAATCTGACCCAGAGCCTGAGCCAGAAGATGAAGAGTACGACGAGGGTGACGAGTACGAACTCGGTCTACTTATGACTGCGGCTCTAGAAGAAGCAGGGCGTATCTTTGCCAGATCTTTTGCAACCGAGTTTATGAAGCTACTGAAGAAGTAGCATGGAAGAACTAAGCACGTCAGCGCAACGCTGGCTAAATTTCTTTACCCAAAACCCTGACTTACCTTTAAATTATCTCACCCTAATGAGCATGGACGTTAGTCGCGCTCGCAGCGTGGCAATCCTAAAAGAGCTAAAAGAGTTTGGGTTTGTGAGTGTAATTAAGCGTATTGGTGGAGGTTCTTCACTTAAGCTCGCACGCAACGGAGCTTCCAATACGGTAGGCTCCGGAGCTTCCAATACGGTAGGCTCTGGTTACAGCTATACAGCTAGTAGTGCTATTTCCAATAACTATACAGCTAGTAAAGTTAATAAAGCTACAAATAAATTCCTCGACCCCGTCGAGGGAGAGGAAAATAAAATGGGTGACGATTGGTTTGATAGAACCTACGGCTCTAGCGATGACCTTGCTCGTGACCGTAAGCGACACATGGAGCAGAAGAAAGCCGAATACACAGAGGCCCGCGAAGTCAAAGCAGCACAGCGCAAAGACAAGCACCGCTCAAATATTGATCCGGTCAGCTGGACTTGCAAAGATGTTGCGTACGAGTTCTCTGACCGCATGGCAAACATCTGGAGCATCAAGCCGTTTAGCGTTACCCAGTCTAGGTTTGTCCAGGCACTTGCAGTATTCCGCAAACAGCACGATACCGACGGCGCGCTAGAGCTTGCTATTGTAGATCTTTTCTTTAGCACCCTGCAGCACGACAAGTACACCGATGGCAACCACCTGTGGAGGGCATTCTTGTACAAGGCTCCGTCTCTAATTCAGACAGCGCGCGAGCGCACGATTTCGGTTGAACAGCGCGAGACCGATATCATTAAGGACCAAGAGCTAACTTCTAAGAAGCTTTCACTACTAGACGAGGACGACGATGTATAAGCCAGACGAACTTCCGGCCAGACGCCGTACTTGGGTAAAGATTGCTAGCCTTCCACCAGCCAAGATTGGTTGGACTCTAGAGGACTGCAAGGATGTGCCCGCAGAAACACTTGGCCACATAAACAAGTGGATGAAAGCTGTAAGCGCCGATAAGGTAATTCGTGCCGAGGGCAAAGAGACCTGCGGTCTTGGATTGATGCTGTACGGCCTCCCAGGGCGCGGTAAGACCACGGTCGCCAATACCATACTCCAGGAGGTTATCCGCACCATAGACCCCGCTGTGCTCGGTATGGAGCCGGGGAAGGCCGTTTCTCGTCCTTGCTACTTCATCACCTACAACGGCCTACTGGACCTAAAGGGCTCCATTATGGAGAACCACGACAACACCGAGGAACTGCTGTACAACAGCATTTTGGGTGAGGCTGAGGATGACGCCTACAATGTCAGGCTGCTAGTTCTGGATGACGTAGGCAAGGAGCACGCCAGCGCATCAGGTTGGCAAAAGAACATGCTTCACCACGTTCTCCGCACCCGCTTTAACAACGGATTGCCAACTATCGTAACCACCAACATTCGCCTAGACGATTGGGAGGCTCACTATGGGTCGGCAACTCAGTCATTTGTGCACGAGGCCTTCCTATACATAAACATGGACACGATTACGGATCTGAGGAAGTAATGACTGTTCGACTTATCCAGGTGTTCCTTAGCCACAAGTCAGACGCACCTGGGCCGGGCATCTTTGAGGTAAGCGCGGATGAAGATAGAAACCTAACTTGCACGTGCCCAGGGTTTATGTCAAAGTCGGTGTGCAAGCACACAAAGCTTGTTAATGAGCGCATCGATAGAAACGGGGGCATGTACCCTTTCGATTTTATTGACGACGTGGATACCAAAGAGATTAAGAAAGCTATGACAAACGAAACAATCTTTAGGGAGTTTATTATTAAGCACGCTAAGATCGAGGTCTACTAATGCAGTACGGCGATATTAGCAATGCAATGCCTAAGCGCATATTAGTAACGACTGACGTTATTACGGATGAATACGAGTCTAAGAAAAAGGTGCTAGGATTTGTCCCAGTAAAGTCTAAGAAGATAGATTACAACAGGCTTGTCCTTAGTCATCTGTACATGACCACATTAAACCGTGGTATTACTATGGAGCTAATCAGCTACACTCGTTCTGAAAAAGAGATGGCAGATTTAATGCTTTACTTAGATAAGATCGGTACGAACCCCTTTCGTTACGGATCTGCTTACAAGTCGGTTGACAAGTTAGTTGCAGAACTACCTTTTAGACCAGAGGTTATTGGCGTAATAGATATCCCATCGCGACTACTTAGGTACGGTCGATGGGGATTGGACTTTCCTTCATTATGAGTACAGAAGCAAAACTACTAAGTGCGGTACTAGCCGTACGCGACCTATCCCCGCTCTTTGAGCGCAACGTAGCGGACCAGTGGTTCCCCGACGAAGAGGACCGCCGTGTGTGGACCTTTATGCGTACACACTTCTCTAAGTACGCCGAGTGCCCAAGCGCCGAGGTTATCACCGCTAATTTCCCAACGTATGTTCTTCAGCCAATCACAGACTCGATTGACTACCTGCTAGACGACCTGCTAGATAAGCGCCGTAAGAACTCAATCACTACCACGCTACGTGCTGCCGTAGACGAGATTCAGAACAATAAAGATCACGAGTCTGCGCTGATGATTATGCAGGGCGGGCTTATTCGCCTTGAAGAAGAGGGCCTTAACAACACCTCTGACGTCAACCTTATCCAGACCACCGAGTCTCGATGGGAAGACTACATATTCCGCAAGAACAACCCGGGTTTGCTAGGTGTTGCTACCGGGTTCCCTACTATCGATGCTGTTACCAACGGGTTGCAGAAGGGCCAGCTAATCGTGGTAGTTGCTACCCCAAAGACTGGTAAGTCAACCCTGGCTTTGCAGATTGCAAACAACATCCACAAGCAGGGGCTGTCCCCAATGTTCCAGTCATTTGAGATGACTAACCGTGAACAGCAGGACCGCTACGATTCTATGCGCGCCCTAGTCTCGCACAACCGACTGATCACCGGTGCCCTTACCGCAGATGAAGAAAAGCGCTACAAAGAGTCGCTAGACAAGATGTCTGAGGATGAGGCTAACTTCTGGTTGGTGGACTCCGCGCACGGAATCACTACCTCAGCTATCCACAGCAAGGTACAGACTCTACAGCCGGACGTTATCTTTATTGACGGCGTGTACCTCATGCTTGATGAGCAGACTGGCGAGTCCAACACTCCACAGGCCCTTACTGGAATCACTCGCTCTCTAAAGCGACTAGCGCAGAAAACAAACAAGCCCGTAGTCATTACTACCCAGGCCCTTAACTGGAAAACCAAAAAGGGCAAGGTATCTACTGACTCGATCGGGTACTCATCCTCGTTCCTACAAGATGCCGACGTTGTGTTTGGTCTTGAGCGCGAAGACGAAAACGTAGACGACACCCGTATCCTAAAAGTTATGGCTGCTCGTAACAGCGGTAACGTAGAGGCTACACTCATGTGGGATTGGGCATCAGGTCTATTCCGTGAAATGAACAGTAACGACGTATGAGACTAGAAGAGATGGAGCGCGTCCTAGAGCGCCTCAACATTGACCCTGTAAACATTCGCGGGTCAGAGATCCTTGCCCTATGCCCAGGACACAAAGAGATGACGGGCAAAGAGGACAACCACCCGTCTTGGTGGATTAACGCTGAGACTGGGGCACACATTTGCTTTTCGTGCGGGTTTAAGGGAAGCATCTGGTCCCTAATTGCTTCGGTACAGGGGCTTAAGGATGCAAACGGACTCCTAGACTATGCGGATGCCAAAGACTGGCTGTACCTCTCGTTTGATAACATTTCGATCGGCTCTCCAGACGAAGAAGAGT